AATTCGAAGTTTAACGCCTTTATATTTCATATTCAATATTTATAGAAAGTATAAAAATTCAATAACTTTTTATAATATGTTATAATAAATAAGTTACGATGATTATCGAAATCAACAGAACATCAAATAATCTTGGCAGGATTATATTTGAGTACTTTGATGCTTATGAACAATTGAGAGATCATTTTTCTACAGTTGAACGAAATCATATGTATGTCAAGAGATGTCGTCAAAAAGGCATCAAAATTCAACCGAGTAAAGAATATATTAAGAAATCCTGCATTAAAATGTCCGGTGAATTTGAAATCGGATTATTACGAGATATACTTGTATTTGTTAAGAATACATTTTATGATCGTTCTGTTAAATTTAAATTAGACGACGGTATTAAGGAATATATTCAGAGCAATGATTTAGTTCTTGATACAAAGAACATTTATATCGATGATAAAGGATCAGAAGTCAGGTCTTACCAAAAAGAATCGATGCAAATTGCCCTTAATAAGCAAAACGGCATTTACATTTTAGGAACCGGAGCAGGTAAGACAATATGCTGTGCATTATTAATCCGGAATATTCTTAAGAATAAATTAGCCAGAAAAGTTTTATTGGTTTGTCCTTTTCCTGATTTGGCCAATCAGACTTTTAATGATATTTCTTCGCATTTAAAGAATTTTAAATATTCCATTTCCAAATGGTTTTCTAATATTCCTTTCGATAAGAAATCACAAGTCGTTATTTGCGGAGCAAGTATTCTCAGAGCTCAGTATGATGACCTTAAAAAAGAGATACAAAAGTTTGACTGTATTATCATTGATGAAGTTCATTCAATTAAGGCCAATAATAAAATTTCTAAGATAATCGCAGATCTTCCAGCTAAGTTAAGATATGGCTTCACAGGTACATTACCGCATGATAAACATGACAAATGGTCAATCTTAGGCAAAATTGGCCCTGTAAGATTTGAACTGCCTTCAGTTGAATTAAGAAAAGATAAATTCCTGACGCAGGTTTCAACTTTTGGAATTAATATTCAATTAAGTGATATTCCGACTTATGTTCTTGATGATAAAGGTATTAAAAGGCCTTTTGGCTTCATGGAAGAAACTGAATGGCTAAGCAATAATGACCAGTTTAATTCAACCATTACTTCCATTATTTCAAAATTAAGCAATAATACTTTAATATTGGTTAATAGGATTATTCATGGAGAAAATCTTCTGCAAAAATTTAGAGAAGCCGATCCAAATAGAAAAGTTTACTTTATTCAAGGAGAGGTGCCGATTGAAGAACGAACCGATATTAAGGAGCAATTGGAAAAAGAAAACAATATTTTGTTAATTGCTCAAGCTTCAATATTCTCAACAGGTATCAATATCAAAAATTTGCATAATATTGTATTTCCTGGCTTGATAGGAAAAAGCAATGTAAGAATAATTCAATCCATCGGACGAATACTGCGTTTAAAGGAAAATAAAACTCTTGCCCGGGTTATTGATATAATTCCCAATACAAAATATGCGTTAAGGCATAGAGATGAACGTATCAAATTATATGAGCAAGAAAAGATTCCTTTTAAAATAATTGGCCTAAAGGCATAAAGTCGCATTATAATTGAATTAACATGACTGAAGCTAATAAAGAACAATTTGTACAGCCTTCTACTAAAACACGCCCGCCTGAAGATTTGGATAAAAAGCGTGAAATGCTGAATGATCCAAATAAGAAAAGGGCGTTTATTACTGTTCAGAATCGAGGAAAGACTAAAAAAGAGGACTATTATGTAGATTCGGCTAAATTTGACGCGGCAATTAAAAGGTTTTACGAAGTTGAGGACAGCGATAAACCGAATATGAATTACATCGCGGAATGTTTCCTTAAGATTGCGCAAGGTTTAGCAAGGTCTTCTAGCTTTAGCCGTTATTCTTATAAAGATGAAATGATTTCAAGTGCTCTTATTAAATGTATGACTGCCCTGCGCGGGAAGAAATGGAGTGTGAACTATGGGTCTAAGGCTTTCAGTTTTTGGACACAAATCTGTTACTGGTCCTTCTGTGCAATCATAAAAAATGAAAAGAAACACGCCGAAAAAGTTAAAAAATATAGAGAAGTAAAATATCCGGAACTTATTCAATGTGCAGACGCTCCAATTTATGTAAGACCGGAAGAAGATTCAGAAGATTAATTTCACCTTAATTTTTTCAGGAGTTTCCGAAATGAAAATAAATGGCAAAATTAAAAACAAATGAGCAATTTATTAAAGAATGTATAGAGGTTCATGGAAACAAATATGATTATTCTGAGACTTTTTATACAGGAGCTCATAATGTTATAACAATAATATGTCCTATTCATGGTTCTTTTCAGCAAAAAGCCTATAGCCATGTCCAGGGATGCGGATGTTTAGAATGTGCTGGTGTTAAGAAACTAACAACTAAAGAATTTATTGAAAAATCCCAAAAAGTTCATGGCAATAAATTTGATTATTCTGAAGTAGATTATCAAGGCAATAAGCTTAAAGTAAAAATTAAATGTAAAAAATGTGGGCATATATTTGAACAGCAGGCACAAAGCCATATGAAAGGTTTTGGATGCCCTTTTTGCTCTAATAACAATAAATCTACAACTAAAGAATTTATTGAAAAAGCTAGTAAAGTACACGGTGATAAATTTGATTATTCTGAAGTAAATTACCAGGGTAATAAAGTTAAGGTAAAAATTAAATGTAAAAAGTGTGGACATATATTTCAGCAAACACCTAATTCCCATCTTAATGGAATAGGCTGTCCAAAATGTGGAAATAAAGAGTTAGTAACAACTGAAGATTTTATTCAGAAAGCAAGAAAAGTTCATGGTACTCTTTATGATTATTCTCAAGTAAGTTATGAGCATTCTCAGAAAAAAATATCAATTATTTGTCCTAAACATGGTATTTTTTGGCAAAAACCAAATAGTCATTTAAATGGTTCAGGGTGTCCTAAATGTTTTGGTTTTGAAAAGTTAACAATTGATGAATTTATTAAGAGGTCTAGAAAAGTCCATGGAGAAAAATATGATTATTCTTTAGTAAATTATGTAAACGCACATACTAAGGTTAATATCATATGTCCTGTACATGGTGTATTTCAACAAATACCGTCTAGTCATTGGTATCTTCAACAAGGTTGTCCAATATGTGCTTTATCTAAACAGACATCTAGAGGAGAAAAAGAAGTTTGTGCATATATTAAGTCAATTTATTCTGGAGAAGTTCTTGAAAATGATAAGACTCAAATAGGAAGAATGGAGCTTGATATATTTCTTCCTGAATTAAGAATTGGCATTGAATATAATGGATCTCACTGGCATAAACTTAAAGAAGAAAGGCAGCCAGGCTGTCATGCTGAAAAGGAAAGGCGTTGTAAAGAAGCAAATATTCTACTAATAAATGTTGAAGAAAGAGACTGGAAAAATAATAGAAAATCTATAGAAAATTTGTTGTTTACCAAGATACACACTAAAAATAAAGTGTGTAATCTGCGCACCTTTAAAAATTGAGAAATTAGTCATATTCATTCTATGAAAAAAGAACAACGTAAGGAAGCTTTTATTAAATTCTGCCTTGAAAAATTTGGAGATCAATTTGATTACTCTAAAGTTGATTATCAAAGTAACAGGAAACCGGTTGAAATTATTTGTAAGGATCATGGATCTTTCTTTTGTTTAACTCAGCATTTTGTACGTTCCAAGTATGGATGCAGGCAATGTGCTATTGAAGCATTAAGGAAAAATACAGAGCCTAAAATGCCAAAAGCTTCAAAAGAACCAAAGCAAAAGAAGGAAAAAATTAAAAAAGCTTCCACGTCTTCTAAAAAAGAACCAGCTCCTATTGTTGAGCCGGTATCTAACCCTGAGTCTTATAATAATTTTATAAATTATATTAAAAGTGTTTATAATGGCCGGATTATTGAGAATGATAAAGAGTTAGCAGCTCCTTATACTATTGCTATTCATATTCCAGATAAGAAGATTGCTTTTGAGTTTGATTCCCTTTCAGGGCATTCTGAACGAAACGGATTCACTAAACGGTACCATTTGACTGAAACAAATAAGTGTGAAGAAAAAGGAGTACGGTTAATTCATGTATTCGAAGATGAATGGGAATTGAAGCCGCAGATTGTTAAGGCCCGTATTCGTCATCTTCTTGGAATTACTTCCGGAAAGATCTATGCTCGTAAATGTAAAGTTCGCGAATTGACTTATCAGCAAGTTAAGCCATTTATTTTAAAATATCATATTCAAGGAACTTACGCTTCTTCCATTAATCTGGGATTATTTTATAAGAATCGCATGGTGGCTGTAATGACTTTTAATAAATCCAGGTTTAACAAGAAATATGATTATGAACTGATTCGCTATTGTACAGTTGCTAATTTTACAGTAATTGGAGGAGCTTCCAAGTTGTTTGAATATTTTCGTAGAAATAATGCAGGCAGTGTAATTACATATGCCGATCGTCGATGGTCCCAAGGTCAGCTTTATCGACAAATTGGATTTAAGGAGATTCATGATGCTGACCCGAATTACTTTTATTTTAAAGATAATTCTCTTCAACGAAAAAGCCGAGTTCAATTTCAAAAACATAAATTACCGCGTCTTTTGAATTATTTTGATCTTAAATTATCTGAATATGAAAATATGAGTGCAAACGGTTGGGACCGGATATGGGATGTAGGAAATAAGGTTTTTATTGCGGAATGATTGAAATTCAAGAATCTTAGCGGCAAAGGATAAAGTTCAGATAAAAGAATGGTTTTAGACAAGTAATGATAGCAATTTTTTCTGATTTACATCTTGGAATTAAAGGAGATAATCAACATTGGCATAGTGTTGCAGTTGAATTTATCCAAGATATGGTTAAAACTCTCAAAGAGAAAAATATTAAAGATGTATTTTTTCTTGGAGACTGGTTTCATAACAGAAATTCGGTAGATGTTTATACTTTGAATTCAACAGCAAAAATCCTCCGGTTATTGGAGGATTTTTCTATTCATATATTTCCAGGTAATCACGATTTGTATTTTTCCGGAAGCACTGAAGTATCTTCTACTTCTATTTTTCAAGGATATAATAATATCAAATATTATGATAAGCCTGCCAGATTGAATATCGGGGATAAAAGTATTACTCTTTGTCCATGGGGATTTAATCCGTTAAATTCAGAAATTGAATCTTCTGATTATTTGTTCGGTCATTTTGAGATTAATACGTTTCAAATGAATTCATCTGAGCATCTTTGTGAAGAAGGTTTTAAATTATCTGATCTATTGAAGAAATTTAATAGTATTTTTTCTGGGCATTTTCATAAAGCCCAGTTTAGAAAATATTCATCTGGATCTATTGTTTATGTAGGTAATCCTTTTCAGATGAACTATGGAGAGGCAGGAGATAAGAAAGGTTTTATTATTCTTGATGTAGATACAGGAAAATATTCTTATCATTATAATGAGATTTCTCCTAAATTTATTAAGATGACTCTTTCTTCCCTAATTAGAAAAGAACCTTCTAAGATTGGTAAAGAAATTGTTAATAATTATCTTCGACTGGCGATTGATAAGAATATTACTGTAGATGACATGGATGAACTTATTAAATTATTGTCATCTTGTCAGCCTCTGGAATGCGATATTGACTGGGATAATAAAGGATTTTCTTCTGCTATTGATACAAAAACTGATTTTGTTGCTTTAGAATTAATGGAAGCAATTAAAGAATATATCGGTTTGCTTGATGTTCCTAATCCAAAAGAAGTATTGCAATATTTGCAAAAGAAATATAGAGAGATTTCTAATGTCCTGGGATAAAAGAGATGGAGTACATGGAGGTGCTCATAAAAATTCTTGGAAAGAATTACCATTTTGCAGAAATGATTGGTGGCCTCATTGTAATTGTTCAAAGAATGAATGTAAGTTTTATTCAAAATGTTTTTCATTTGTAAAGAAGCATAAGCAAAAGGTTAAAAATAAGAAAAAGATTTTAGAAAAGTTGGCTGATAATGAAGTTTATAACATTTAAAAAAATTCAAATTAAAAACTTTTTATCGATTGGTGAAGAGCCTGTTATAATTGAATTTAAACCAGGTGTTAATTTCATCACTGGTACAAATTCTGATGTACCGGGCACTAAAAATGGTGTTGGCAAAAGTTCTATCGTTGCGGCATTTTCTTTTGCTATTTTTGGAAAAACTCTAAAAGATTTAGCAATTAGGAATATTCCTAATAATTTGGTTAAAGGAACAACTCAAGTTATTCTTGAATTTAACTGTAATTCGACCAAGGGAAATAATAATTTTAAGATTATTCGAGAATTAAACCCGTCTTCTTTAAAAGTATTCAAGGATGGGAGGGATAAAACAAGAGATAGTATTCTTAATACGACAACTTATATTTTAGAAGTTCTTTCTACATCTCAAGAGGTTTTTAAGAATTGTATTGCCATGCAGGCAAATAATACAGTTCCATTTATGAGCCAGGGCAAGACTGATAAAAAGAAGTTTATTGAAAGTCTTTTTAATCTTGATGTAGTAACTCAAATGTTTAAGCTTGTTAAGGATGATATTAATATCTCCAAAAGAGAACTCGACATAGAATCTAAACTTGTAGAACAAATTAATTCTAATATTTTTGATTATACTTCTAAACAAAGGAAAGAGTTAGAGAGAATTGCCAATCAAAAACAAAAGAAAGAGCTTGAGAAACAAATTATTGAAAAAGATATTCATAAAATTTCCTTAAAGATTTCTAAATTAAAGGAAGAGGAAGCTAGACTTTCTAAAATAAAGGTTTCTGAGAATATTTTAAATGCTATTAAAAATGATATAGGAAAGACTCGGGAAGCCCAAATGAGAATAGCTGCTGATTTAGGAGCTATTAAGAATGAAAAAAAGACTATATCTGAAAAAATTGATACCTTATTAAAGTTTGGTCCAGTTTGTGCCGAATGTAACCGCCCATTTACTGATAAAGATCAAATTGAAATTAAACATTCTATTAAAGAACTTCAAGATAAACTTCTGAAAAAAGAAGAAGAAAAAGAAAAATTAAACAAACTTATTGCCCTAGCTCAGGATATTCAGCAAAAGAAGCAAAAAGAGTTAAACCAGTTAAGGGATTTAGAATGGGAAATTAGCAATAATAAGTCAGCCATTAAAGCTGAGACTGATACTTTAAAATTAAAAGAAGATCTTTTAAAACAATACCAAGTTCATGAG